TGCTACCACCGGCACCCTGATAGATCTGAGCCGAGGCCGCGCCTACGGGTAGTCCTGCAATCGCCAACGCAACCAACGCGAGTATCTTCTTCATGTTTCTCCTTGAGATTAATGGCATGACCATGTGCTCCCGTTCGTAATCGCTATCATGTAATCTGAGCCTCCGCCTGTACATGTTCCGGGCGTGAAGGTCGTAGCATCTTTGACCGTGACCTGAGTCCCCAACGGAAGGCTAGCCGCGCTCGGTAGCGACCCCACGTTATAAAGAATGGTTCCAATTGCAGGGACGCTGAATGAAGCTCCACCCGTTGTTCCAGAGTGCAGGAACGTGAGCGTGCTCGTTGGGTTAGAGCCGGTGCCGAGTACGAGCTGCGATGTCCAGTAATCCGTGAATGTCGCTGATCCATTCCACTCACTGCCATACCATCCGAAGTACCCGGAAGACTGGTTCGCTCCGCTTGTAGCTGCTGCGGCGTTGATCGCGCTGACATTAGAACAGCAGTATGCGGCGGTAGCTACGACATTCCCAGCCGTCACCGTACCGATGTAAGTCGGCCCAGCCCAAGCGCTCGTCTGGTCATTGTCAAACAGCACCGTTGTTGAGCCTGATGTGGAGTTGCCGTCTACCTGTTCCTGAACCTTCAGCGCCGCGGCACTGCTAAAGGCGATACCGCTGTACGAGAGTCCGAGGTGCTGCCAGATAGGCACACTGTTAACCATCAAGTCTTGGTAGGTAAACGTGTTTGCAGAGACGCTGAACGAGTAGTGAACCTGGATTGTCTGCCACGTATTCGTGTTGGCGATGAACGCGGCACACGAGATGTTTTCAGGAATCCATGCCGTCCCAGACCATGCATTCCATGTAGCGATGGTCGGCGTTGAGCTTCCCGCATTCTTCGCACACTGCACGGAAGGGTAAAGCTGCTCCGTACCAGTGTAGAGAACCACGTTTGGCCCTTCGATGCCTTGCGGAACCGCGCTGGTCGAGGGGATATAAACGGATAGGCTACGTGCGATGTCCGTGAGCCCCGTCGGCACTCCACCCGCCAACGTTGTAGGAGAGAGAGTCGTGTAGAACTGAGCATTCGAGCCCGCTCCACCGCTTTGCCCGCTTACCTGCATACTCATGGCATTGCCAGTCAGTGACGGCACCGTGACGTTGTAGGTCGCCGTGTAGCTTCCCCCGCTCCACCCGCCTGAGCAGACATACCCGCAAGAGATCCATCCGCCAGATCCAAGGTTCTGGAGATTTGGGAAGACGCTCGATCCGACGGGGGGGACGGTGACCCAGCCGTTGATTCCCGCAACTGACGTACTGCCTCCGCCATTGACGCACCCACTGATAGTAAGAGCCCCACCGTATCCATTCGGGCAGACCGGCAACGTAGATATCCCTGTACCCGCAAGCACAAGAGGCCCCGTCATGGCGCCGCCGCTCAATGGCAGCCCTCCCAGCGATGCTAGGAACGTCGCCGCAGTGGTGTCGTCATAGATGATGTTTGCGGGAATGGCTGACTGCGGGCCTATTGTCACCTTGTAGCCATAGATCGGAGGCCCGACAGTAGCAGTCCCTGGGATGGCCAGATTATTCCCTGTGGAGTCGACTGCGACGTTTGACGGGCCAAGGGTTGTTCCGGTCGGAGATGTCGAGTAGCTCGGAACCGCATACTGAGGCCCGACGGTAGCCGCTCCACTACCGCCGCGGATTGCCCATCCATCCGTCCCGCAGGTGTAGTACGTGTTGGGCGTGACGGCCGTATCTTGGAAGGGCTGACCATAATTCGCCGAGGTACATGCGATGCTCAAACTCGTCGGTGTACCAGCCCCGGTAATCAGCGGCCAGTTGATCTGCGATGTGGGATTGATCTTCGTCTGCGCAGACGCCGCCAGCGCGGTTAGAGCAATCAGGATAATCAGCCTCTTGCGCATATAAATTGCTCCTCTAGTTGTGGTGGGCATGGAAGTAGACCTGTGGGGTCGCTCCACCTGATGAATTCTGCATGACCTGGAGAACTTCATAGGTGAAGGCCGCGCCGGAGGCTGTTGGGAGCGTCCCGCCGTTATAAAGTCCGCATACGGTTGAACCAGTGGGATAGGTAATGTCATTCGTCCCGCAAAATACCTGATAATTTGCGTCAGGCATAGCTCCCGGAAGAACTGTCGTCCCCGTACATCGATTTGGCTGCCCCACCCCCACCGTGCATCCTGTGATCGTCCAGTAGTAATCAATCCCTCCCGACAGCGTGCAAGCTGCCCCCAGCGTGCAGACGGTTCCGTTGACGGTCGTCGAGGGATTTGCCAGCGCTGAATTCGGAATCGCCGTCACCGTCGCGTTGATCGATGGCACCGTCGTAGGATTCGAGATGTTTGGAGCGAACCAACTCGGCCAGCCAGCCCCTACGGTTACGCTCGCCACGGTGCCCGTAGCGTAGCTGTTTCCGCAAGGGAAGGTCGTGGGTGCCACAACCCCTCCCGCTCCCACCTGCAGGCAGTGAGGAGTTGAGGTAGAGAGAGGCGGAATAGTGAGAGCCGTAACGCTCCAGGGCCCTGAAACCGTTCCACCGAGCGACCAATCATCCACCAGTGCAATGTCATTTACGAAGTAGGTTCCCTGCGAACCGGCGAGCATCAAAGCGTAGTGCCCAACGGATGCGCAGAAGAAGTAATTGCCACCTACATCTGCCCGGAATGGATTGGTGGGTGTCGTAGTTGATAAGGCCGTAGATGTGAAGATCGGCTGCTTATTCGCCGTGCAATTCGCTTGCGTTGACCCAGCAGAGCACAGCGTTACCAGCGCGAACGGAACCGGCGCGGTGTAGCCGTTGCTGATGGTCAAAGTCACATTTGAGATGCACACTCCACCCGGCGCGGTCTGGGCGTAGCAGGTGGCGGCGAAGAATGATGCGAACGCGACGAAGGCAGAGAGTGTCCGCTTCATTATTTGCTCCCAGGCGTGCGCTCCATGCCGACCAACTGCACGGAGATGATCTTGCGGCATGGCGGATTCCCGCAGAAGAAGATGGTCCCGATAGCGCCGTTCGGAAAGCGCTGCGTCATCAGGTGGAGCTTGGCCGGGTCGTCACCGCAGTGCGGGCATGCGGGGAGGATGACGGTGGGTGTTTCGGTGGGTGTTTCGGTGGACTCTTCCAGACCTGCGATTTCTTCAACTGCGTGCATAATTGCTCCTCAAATAGAAAAGGGTCGCCGCAGTCCCTAAAGAGAGACCATGGCGACCCTGATTTGGTTCAGTAGCCGACGATGCGAGTATACCAAAGCGTTTCGAACGTCAACTGCGATAGAAGGCGGTGTGTGCGCTCCCGGCGCTCGGAGCAATGATGTACGTGATGGTTGCGCCTGAAAGCGTGTAATCGATGTCCTTCGACATCAGCAGTGAAGCCCCTGGCGCTCCGAGATAAAGGCGAAGGCTTGCGGCCGGACTCGGGATGGTGGGGAGCGTGAATACCTTATTTGTCCCGTCGATGATTCCCGCCGGCGTGATGTAGTCAGAGAACGCGGGAGTAGGACCGGACCCGGCAAAGGTTCCCCACGCAACGAAGCTATCCGAACCCGGCGCAACCGTCATAGTCGCCACCGCACCAACCATCGTGTAATCCTTTCCCACTCCTTGCGTTTGATAAAGCCCATTCCGATAGATTTCGAGCGAGACAGGCGTCTGAGGGAAGGTCAACGTCGATCCGCTTACGGTCGGGACATTCGCATCGAAGAATTCAGGGTAGGACGACGTGATGGAGTCGAGCAAGCATCGCGCTGGCTTGAAGAAGTTGACGATCGTGGTGGCGTAGCCCATGTTGATCGGGGAGACGCCACTCGTCCGGAAGGCCGCAGAAAGCGTCTCGCCCGTCAGCGGCGCGAAGGTGTTGGTCGTGATGGCCGTTCCAACATTCGAGAAGTCGACCACCGGACGTAGCAATTGGCCGTTGTAGAACATCCGGAGCGAGTTCGTGTCGGGAGTAGATGAGATGGTGAAGTGCGTGTTTGCGCTGTCAATGAGTCCGGTGACTGGTTGGTCGAAGAGCGCGCCCTCCGCGATGCCTGGAATGTTGACGCGGAAGACTGCCCATCCTTGGCTCGCGGGATACGAAGATCCTCCCCACGATGCTTGTCCTTCGGAGAGCGTGACGCCTGCATATCCGCAAAGGGCCAGCGCGTTGATGATCGATGCTGGCGTGCCCATGATTTTATGCAGCGGCAAAGCATTTTGCACCACAGCTAAAGGTGTCACACCGAGCCCCACCATGGCGACGCCGGGGATCATCATGTCGTACTGCCAGATGAGGTACGGCAAGATCGACGTCGGGATATTGGTGCCGAGGGTGTAGATCAGCAACGGCGTCAGGTCCAAGCTCTCAAGGCGCGCGGAGAGGACCATGTGGGCCGCCGTGCGGAGGTCCGATATGCTCGAGGGCGGTCTGAGGTTGTTGGCCATGCGCTAACTCACCGCCTGATTTTTAGTTCCGTTCACAATCGTCAAATTGATATTTACGCAGTTTGCCCACTGCCCTATGCCGAGGACGAAGCTTCCATCCGGGGTTGGCACTAGCGGCGTTCCTCCAATGTTCGCGGCGAGAACGATGTCGACGTCGTAGACGCCTTGAACCGAGAGCGCCGCCTCCCACTGCGATTGCACGATGTCCTGCGAGATGCTGGCGGCGAGAGTGAGCGCCATGGCCTGCGCTGCCGCCGTGATACCCGCAGCGAGCGTTGCGTAGTTGGCGTTCGCGTACAGAATGATGGCGCCGGAGACGGTGTAGTCGACCTCCGTCACAGCGCTGACCACCACGCTATCGCACAGCGGGCGGACGGTCTGGGCACTCAAAGCGGCGGTGACGGTCGAGATGAGGCTTCCCGATGCGAGGCCGGCGGCGTTGGGGGTTGCGGCGGGCTGGCTTACCGGTCCCGTGAGAATGTAGACGGTGACGGTGCCGGGGATGGTTGGCGTGGTGGGAATCTGTGCGTCGACGATCGTGTCGCTGACGTCGAGGGCGAGAGATCGGTACTGGTTCGAAGGTCCGGCAGTGGTGAGATTGTTCGGCGCGGCCTGGATGCGGGTGCGGAAGTGGTTGTCGCCAGCGGTGGTCGCGGGCTCGCCCTCGGACCCATTCGCTGTCGTGACCGTGTTTCCAGCCGTTGAGACCAATGGCAGACTGCCCAGAATGATGCTCACCTGGGGCGGCGTGGTGCTGGCAAGGTATCCGTTGCCGCCAGAGCCTCCCGTAGTGCATGCGGCGTTCACGGAGCCCGTCAAGCCGCCCGCGGGGATGACAAGGGCCTGTGTGGTGTAGAAGACGTAGGTGCCGTCCGTGGTGCCCACAAGGCTGTTCTGCGGGATGGTGGTGGCAGAGGATTGTGTGGCCGAGAGCGTGAAGAGGATTGTGGTCGTAGCGGGCTGTGCGGGGAGCCGCGGGCAGTTCAGATATTCGCCGAGGTAATCCAGCATCGGGTATGCCGCGAAGGCCAGAAGGTTCTGCACGCCGCACGCTTGGATGGCATTGCGAATCAGCGTCTCGCGGTAGGCGTAAAGGTCGATCAGCAGTTGCTCCACCTGTGCCGGGTAGAGCGTGCGGCTGGTGGCGAGCTCGTAGGCGGCCACCATGTCATTGAGAACGAGTGTGGGGTCAAGGCCGTCCGCATCGTTGACGAAGGAAGGGACGGGAAGGTCTACGGGCACCACCTGGGGCGTGCCTGTGAGTGGAGCGAGGATATTGGCGGGAATTATAACGGGCAATTGAGGTCTCTCTTTCTAGCCCACATGGCGATTGTGTTGGCGCGTATCTTCTCTTTTGTTTCACTAGATCGGCGCTGTCCGAGAACGGCGTTTCTTATCTTTTCCTTGACAGTAGCAGTTCTCTTCTTACCCTTGTTCGCTTGGCCTATCTTCGCAATGTGTTCCGGAGTAAGCTTTTTCTTGAAATTCGATATCCGCGTTTTAGTCTGCGGCTCTCCCAATAAAGGACAAACTATTGGGTTAGATCGATTTCTAGGAATCGTATCTTTTACGGCTCGGTTGCGTGCGATTTCGTTCCTATTCATTCCTTTTATTGGGCTGGGACGACCCTTCATCTTCGCAGACTGCTTGGCCTTCGACTCTTCCGAATGAGCGCCGCCCGACCCTCCGCCCGCGCGTAGATTGTAGCCGAATTCCCTCTCCGCAGATCGAAAGGCTGATATAAAGAAAATCTCCCAAAAGTTCAACTCCTCCATCGATCTGCACTCCATCAGTTCTGTAACAATGAACGCCGCAGGGGAATCTTTGCGGATCGCGCGGTGGAGATGACCATGAACATGCTTCAGCCGCGCTCTGTGGCAATGACTCGCCCAACGCATGGGTATCTGCTGGATTGTCTGCCCCACGTAGGCTTTTCGTGTTAGCCGGTGCTGGACTATGTATAGGCGCATTGGCTAATTTCCTCCCACAGCGATGGTTGTCGTCTGGGTTCCGATGGCAGTATTCGGCTGGCTCAGCAGTCCAAGGTTCGGCTGCCATGTGATCGTGACGAGCAGTTGGCCGATGATGTTGGGGTTCAGCGCCGCCACGACACTCACGACGCTGATGCGCGGCTCCCATGCCTGAATTGCGCCGCTCACAGCCGCCACGATAGCAGGAGCCGCAACGGTGAGGGGCTTATCGAGCCATGTCGTCAAGTCGCAGCCGAAGGTTGGGCGGAATGGATCTTCGCCGGGGATGGTGGTAAAGATGATCTTGAGCGTCTGGTGAACGTCCGCGAGAGCCTGCGTTACCTGCCCAATGCCGGATCCCGCGCCGCCGCCCGCAGTGGAATCGAGCATCAGCTCCCAACTGGAAGATTGGATGTTGGAGAGCGTCGCGTAGGGGAAGGTTGAAGTCGACATTAGTTATCCGTCTTGAAGAGTGGGCTGGCTACGGTTGCGGCGGTCCATGGAACCGTTGGGGGAGGGCCTCCGTGCGTGTGGGTGTTGAAGGCGGCGATCAGAAGGCTGACGAGGGGCAATGCGTCGGTAAGTGATCCGCCCGCGGCGGAAAGAGTGATGCTCGAGGCCGCTTGCAGGACGATGTTGCCGGTGGCGTCGAGGGTGATTGCGCCGCCCGCCGGCTGGGTGAGCGTGAACGCCGCGCCGGTGCCCAGCGTGACCGTCAATTCGTGCGAGGTGCGATCGTACTTTACCGATGTCCCATCTTGGAATCCCACGTAGAAGATTCCCGGCCCGAAGCCAGCCGGAGCCTGATCAACATTCGACGGGACGCTCCCAACCACATAGCCGTCCTCATCGTGCGCGTCCATGATGACCGCAACCTGTTCGCCAAGGTCCGGCTGCCAGAAGAACTTGTCATCCTGGATCTTCGGCACGATGACGGGAAGCCAGTACGAAACGAGGTTATCGCGGTCTGGAAATTGCACGCGCACGCGGTACGGCGGCACCGACTCCAGAGCGTAAACGACCGCTGTCCGGTAGGGTGGGTTGTACTGCCGCGTGTATTTCTCGTCTTCCATCAGTTCTCATCCTCATCCGAGATGATCTGCACGGACCCGGTGCTCACCGTCGTCCGCAAGTCGAGCTCCGTCACGTATCCTTCGTGGTCGATTGAATGCTTGGCTTCTTTCACAATGAATTTTACCGTACTGAATGCGGAGCCGAATCCAGTGAGTGTAACCGCGTTCCCGGTGCGGTAGGCCATGACGCCTGGAATCGTGATCTCAGCCTTGATCTGGTGCATGTTCGCGGCGTGGAGATGCGACTGAGCCCGGAGCGAACCCTGCTGCTGATTCTCAATGCGCTCGATGATCTTGAGGGTGTCTGCAGAGGTTGCGTTTGGGTCCGTCGCAGTCGCAGTGAGGAGTTGCTTCGACATCGAATCGTAGTAGGTGGTGATTCCTGAGCCGTAACTGCGCTTGCCGAGGTGCTGCATGTGGATGCGATAGCGGATGCAGTTCGTTTTGTCGATTGGGATTCCGGTAGGCGCGGCGCTGTCGAGGGCGGTGCGGCTGTAGAAGTAGAGTTGGGTTCCACGAATCTTGAACTCGTAGTCGTGAGCGTTGGCGATGCGGTGAAGGAATCCGAGGTCGCTCTCCATTCGTTGCGTGAGGCGCGCGTAGACTACGTCCGGGTTCACCGCATCCGTGAGCACCGTCATCCCATACCGCGATGCGATGGTGGTTGCGATCGATGTGAGCGTCTGACCCTCGTAGGCCATCGACTTTGGCGTGCGCAGCGCATGCGTGAGTCCGGCTTGGATTGCTTTGAGAGTGAATGTGTCCGGGGGGCCGTCGGATTCCCACTCATCCACCTCGAAGTTCCCGCAATGCGTGAGCGGCATCCCTTGGTAGCCGATGGCCAAGCTCATCGCGGTGCCAACCTTCGGAGGATTGTCTTGGAAAGCGTGGTGCACGTCTTCGAGAACGACTTCAATCGTGCTCGCCTTGCCGCTCAGAGCTTCTGTGTACTTGACATGCAGCGCATGAGGAAAGAGGTTCGACGTGATGTTGGTCGTCCCGGCGAAGAGTTGCCATGCGGGAATCAGAATCGAGTTGGAGGCGTTGCTCATCCGAACGGGCTCAGCGCGCTACTGGTTGTGATCGTGGGGGCAATCAGGGGAACGAATACCTGCACTCCCGCGTCGATGGTGTCTTGAATCAGGATGCCGGGATTATTGGCGATCAACGGGGCGACTTCGAAAGGGGTGCCGTACATCTTCCAGCTTATCGAGTCCCACCGCTCGCCCTTCGAAATGTAAATGACGCCAGAGGATGGCGGGGCTGGGTTGACGTACTGCGATACGAGTCCGGGCTGGACCGCGCCTGCCCCTCCGTCGGGGATGATTACGTTGGGCATCTAGTTCCACCTCGCAATCGTCGTCAGCGGCACGTTGTTGTAGTTGTTGGTGAACGGTATGCCCGACGGTGAAGCGGTGGCAGGCGAGACCACCAGCGTCGACCCTGGGGCTGGTGCCTGCGACGTCGTGAGGCCGGGAGGGTTGACGGGTGCCCCAATCTGCGGGTTGCCGATGTACGTTGGAACCGGAGCGCCGCCCGGAAGCGGAGACGAAACCCATTCCGTCAATTCGATGTCCATCTCCGCAAAGATCAGGTTCCCGTTGTCCGCCTGCCACTTGTACCGCGTGCGCGCATTCGATATGACGAACTGGCCAAGGTTCTGATTGTTGCCGTACACGAACATCTGCGGCTGGTGGTAGTCCGCTGCCGTGTTGATCGCATCGATGCACGCTTGGGGGTTGCACCAGAGTTGATGGAACGAGATGCTGAGCTGAATCGTGCGGAGGTCGTCATTGATCCACTGCAGGATGGCTGGCGCGCCGATGACCTTCAGCGCCTGGAAGTGATACTTCTTCTCAATCTCCTGCTTTGTGGGAGACGCGATCACCGCGAACGAGATGGGGCCGAAGGCAGCAAACATTAGTTGCCACCCGCGAGCATAGGATCACCGAAGCTGGTGCGCATGCCTTCCTGGTGGACCTGCTGCAGCATCCTCTTGAGCGCGTCGCCATGGAGGCTCATCTGGTTCCCCACCGCCCCTGCTACCGCGTGCGGATCGGTGCCAGGCCCGACGTTGACGTGCACTGTAGGGGAGTAGTGAACCTCTGACCGTCCTTTGACGCCAGCAAAATCAACTCCAGCCATCGCAAAGTTTCCCGTCGCGACGTCGCCAATCTCTTTCAGCCAGTCCTTGCCGGTAGCGTTGTGCGCGAAGGTAATGGCGGCGTCGGTGGCTCCCTTGATTGCGTTCGTGATCTGGTCCCAATGCTTCCAGATTTCGTAGAGCGCGACGATCACGAGCCCCAGCGCCGTCAGAATGATTCCGATGGGGTTAGCATCGAAGGCGATCGCCGCCGCCGTCCCAACCTCTGCGAAGCCTTCGGTCAATGCCGTTTGCAGAACAAACCAGATTTCTCCCAGCCCTGAGAGCTTCGCCCCGAGTTCGATCACGCCTATGATGATCTCTCCAAAGTGGAAGAGCCCGGCCATCGTCAGCAACCCCGCTACGATAGCAACGAAGTCGGCCGCCATCTGCGTAAGCACTGGATGAGTCTCGGCGAACCGATTCAACTCTGTGAGGAAGGTGGAAATCTTTGTGACCACCACAATCAGCGGAGGCAGCAGCTGCGTGCCCAGCGTGTCGGCAACGTTGCTCAACTGGTTCTTCAATATCTCGAGCTTTGCCAAGGGCGTGTCCGACAATACGCCTGCAGCCTTTTCAAGCTCTCCATTTGATCCGCGGAACTCGCCCATCGACTTTCTGAGGTCGTCAACATGGTCCGCCATCTCCACTAGGACCTTCGCCTGCTGTGGGAGTTCGGCGAACAGCTTCATCTTTCCGTGCTGCGACATTTTATTGATGCGCTCGAGCGTCTGAATGATGTTGACGCCGCCCGTCGAGGTGTGGACCACCTGCAGCCCAGCTTTCGAGAGTTCTTTGCTGCTCTTCGCCAGCGTATCGAAGAGTTCAGCCTCCTGCATCCCGAATCCGCGCGGCCCTCCTGCATGGAGCTTGTTCCCCTCTGCCCACAGCGCGAACATCTGGTTTTGACTGATGCCGGCCGCTTGCGCCGATAGCCCGATCTTCTGAATATCGCGCTCTAGGTTGTTTGCCTCACCGGGCTTCATGAATCGATTCTTGAGCAGCGCTAGTTTGTCGCCGATGATGCCCAATTGCTCTGCGAGCGGCTTCGTCTTATCGCCCAACTGCTCGTACGATCCGGCGAGGATGTTCGCGCCCTTCGTCGCGTCAACTCCCAACACTGTCGCAAGGTTGGCCGATAGCTTCGTGACCTCCTCAAGGTTGGTCGTGTTGCCAAACGTCTTGTAGAGCTCTTCCTGCGCTCCGGTGATTTCCTCAATGCTCTGCGGAACCGTGGTGGAGAGTTGCTCGGCCTGGTCCTTCATCTCCGCGAGCTTCTCAGCGCCGAACTGCGTAGCCAGCGCGAGATGCGCCTGGGCCTCCGCCATATCAGCAGCGGGTTCCACCAGACCCTTGATCGCCTCGTAGCCCGCAAAGACTTCCGCCCCCGCCGCCCAGATTTGATGCACGCTGTCTGAGAAGCTGTCGAAGTCCTCTTTGATGCCCTTCAGCGGCTCTGAAACTTTGTCGACGATTTCGACGATGACCTGAAGGACGGATTTTTCTTCATCGGCCATCGCCTATCGCTCCTTCGGTGCTGTCGCCTTCTGGTACGCCACAATCACCTGATACCAGCCAATCAAGTCCGAGATTGGCATTCGGTCGATGCTCTCCGGACTCACGCCCATCTCCACCATCGCCCCAATATCTGCGAGGCTCAGAACTACTGCAGCGTGTCGTCCTCTTCCGTCTCTGGCGCCGGCTCCTTCACCGTCGCCTTCTTCGTAGGGTTTAGCAGCCCACCGACCTCTTCCACGATCTTCATGCAGTCGTCGAAGTCCAGATTGTCATAATCCTCGACGCGCAACTTCTTTCCATCCACCAGGCAGAGACGGGATGCGATGCCGTAGATCATCTTGAACTTGTCAGCCTTTTCGCCGGACGCCAGAAGTCCTTGGCGCATGTCGCGGCCAGTCCCACGAAGGACGATGACGTGTTTTCCTGAGAAGGGGAGATCGAACTCGGCGCGAATCTGTTCGGGGGTGGGTGCTTTTGTTGCGGGCGCTTCCATCACTACGGGGTCTGACATTTGGAACTCCTGACGGGGATTGTCCCCTATCGTTGAGGCCGGTCTACGTTACGTTCGATACGCTCAACCGGGCGGGAAATTGACCCTCGGAGCAGAACCCGAGGTATGTGGATGCGGTGATGAACTCAGGAGGCCCGTTTGGTCGAATAGCTAATCCCGTCAGCGGCGTAACAGCGACGGGGTTGGACGCCCCAACGGCAACGTAGGCAACGTTGGGGCCATGGTTGACGATGCGCAGCGTGGGGCCGGCGGCGGCGATGGTTTGCGCTGCGGCCTTCGCTACGACCTGCTGAGATGTGCCTGCTACATAGCCATTCGCTGCCATGGTTTACGCCCCGATGTTCGCGCGGTAATTTGCGAGTTGATCGACGCCATTCACGAAGTACTGATTAGAGAACGCATCGAAGAGGTAAATCTGCTGGCCACCGACGGAGAGGTCAACGTGCCACACGTCGAAGGACGTGGTGAACTCGACCAACTCCTGAGCCTTCACCGCCAAGTCGCCTACATCGAAGGGAAGCCCGACGAAGTTGTAGATGACCGGCTGCTCAAAAACCTCGCCGGCCGCAGAGATGGTCTGAAGATCACCGAGGCAACTGATGTTGCACGCGGAACTGGAGAGCGCAACCTGCCCGATGGTGTCCGCGTCGAAGCTAGACCACTTGATGGTCGACTCCATCGCATCCCAGCCCGTTGGGATCTTGATGCGCGCCGCCATGCCCAGGCCCTTGTAGTCGGTGCGCATACGCTTCGGCTGCGGAATCTTTACCTCAGCGGCCCGGCCCAGAAGGCTGTAGCCATTGATGTAGACATTCATATTGGATAGCGAATTGACGACGAGACTTCCCATAATTCATCTCCCTCTACAGCAGAACTGTCTGCGCACTGTTGGCGGACGTGGTTGCGGGTCCCAGGTTGGAAAGCAGGCTGGTTGTGACCGCGAAGTTGTAGACGATGTTTTCAGCAGGCGGAGGCGGCATCACGTTCACTTCGAACACGAGTTGACCGTTCGCCAGATTTACTGCCGGATTGTCAGCCGGGTTGTACTTGATCGCACTCCCAGCAATCAACGCGCCCTTCTGCACCAGCGTGTTGATAAACCCGTTGACGCTCTGGAGGATGCTATTGATAAGCCCGTTGGTGATGGGCTTGTCCAAGAACGGCAGCGATGCGAACTGAATGCTCTGCTCGACCACATCCAAGGTGCGGCGTACCGCGATGAAGGTGGTGACAGCGCCGCTCGATGGGAAGCTCGATGCACGATTGCCCCATGTCCGGTAGCCGGTGCCGTAGCCGTTGAACACGGTGAGGATGCCAGCGGCGTTCAGAAGGTTCGTGTCGGCCGTCGTATCGAAGGCGCTCATGTACATCCCAATGTCCGGCCCGAGGACGCCGTTGATCTGGACATTCGATGGCGAGAACCAGAATCCATTCGCCAAGTCATTTGCTGCCGCCGCGCCCGCCACCCACTGGCAGTAGGGGCTCTCGACGGTGCCGGTGATGGTTGCGTAGCCGATGTTGCCTTGCGCGCTCACGGTGACGCCGGTGGGGTTGATGGCGCTGCCCGTCTTCAGTTCATAAGGGCCCGTCAGCACCAGCCGATCGCTCGCCTGATTCCATGCATTGCCAGCCGCGCCGCGGTTCGCCACCATCGTCGCTACGGTGGTCTGCCGGGGTGCATCGGTGAAGGCAATCGCCTTGATGG